CCGTATTCGCCACAGGCGAAATATTTAATAGAACGTTCACAGACATCAAGATTTTTACGAAGACGTTTAAATAATAATTGTAATTCACGTTTAGACACTGACATATTTTTAGGAAGATATTCATCAGCATAAGTAAGAGTAACGAACGAAGCTTTATCCCAAGAATCAAGTTCATGTAAAACACGCATTGCCCATTCACGAGAACGATTTATTTTACAGGCAATACATTTACCACATGGAATAGAAATACCTAACGGATTTTTTTCTGTAGCAGAATTATAAAGAATAATAGGTTTAGGACACTGCATTTTAACCTCATATTAAAAAAGACCTGGCTACGATCGTAGCCAGGTCAAGATAGGGTGGGGGAGTATATTAGCCTGGATAACCAGGCTAACGTTTGAGATGCGTCCGGATCTCCTGGAACGCGGTCCAGGCGAACGTCACAGTCGCGACGATCTCCACCCAATGTCGATGGAAAAAATCAAACCACCACTGCAATAGAATCACCTCCTTTGATTAAGGAATCAAAAATTTACAGACGATAACCGCCACGAGAACCGGAATAGCCGCGCAGACGCTGAGAGCGATTACGCCGAGAAGAACGGCCACGGCCTCTTCCTTTGAAACCTCTCCGAAACTTTTTCCTGTACCGCACAATGTATCACCTCCTGGGTAATTTGTTAAGTAACATGTCATTACGAGATTTAGAACCAGAAAGAAATTCTTTGATCCGACGAACAGAGCGTTGAAAGAATGAAGTAGGAGCTTCGAATACTCCCTTCACCTTTTTATAACCCTCATTCACAAGAGAAGCGCCGGACTCAATATCTTTCCAAAATCCGGAAGACGAAGACAACGCACCTGTTTTTTCATAGATATCGTTGTCATGTTGTAATCGCCATCCTTCTTCTTGAGCGTTAATAGTGTCCTGAAGAAGCTTCTCACGTTCAACAGCCGTACGATTAATTTGAGCACGAATGAGATCATTCTGCGCGATCGTATTTGAAATATCCGCTTTTTGACGCATAGCATTTAACACATCACCAGATGGATCCATTTTCGGAATGAGATCACGTTGCGGAGTTTCAAGACGAATAGGAGCAGAAGAAGAAGCAGCAGAACCAGCTGCAAGAACAGGAGAAAGCCCTGCGGCTTTTAAATCAGCCACTCGACGTTGAGTGGCATTATCCTCTCTCATCCATGATTGTTGTTGCATCTTTTTTTGATAATCGAATGTATCCTTTTGTAACTGAAAATTCTTGTTCTGAATACCGATGTTAGCCGCACCTTCCGCGGCATTAGTAACAGCAGATCCAACACCAAGAACACCGTTAACAATTGAATCAAACAGAGACATACATCCTCCTGGTAACACTATAGGTGTCACCTAGCTATATTAACAACAAGGGGGTAATATAGCTAGGGCACTTTCAGTGCTATTTAGACGGTGGGGGATCCACCTTCATGGTCGCATCAGCGGCCTTTTTCAGCTCTAAGGAAGCGCGTTTATCTGCCTGGGCAGCTTTATACCTGGCTCTGACCTGGCGGCGCGCCTGGGAGACCTCCGCGAGATCCACACCTGGTCGACGGAACGGATCAATCTCACCGTCACGATCCTTGCCAATTTCAAAATCAAACTGTTCCTTCCTGGCAAGATCAAGACGTTTGCCGGCGAGGATCATATCCTCTATCCGACGTTTTGCCGGTATATAACCGGCTTTTTCTGTCTTTGATTTTCCGGAGTTTTTCTCTGGCTGAACCTTCGGCCTGTTCCCGTATGTGGAAAAAAACTTTTCCATGTAACCTCCTAGTTATGATCAATAAGACCAGGTTCACCACTGATTGGCATCGGCCTGATCGCTTTAATGACATTGCCGAAACTGACAATGAATCCCGGTTCTGAAGGAGCTGCAAAGATTCTCTTATCCGGAATACATTTGAGAAAATCTTCATTGAGTGCAGGAGCTGAACCGAACACGCGTCCGAGATGCCAATACGCGAAGGTATCGCGCATCTGTCCAACAACCATGTTGGGTTTATAACGCATCTCGTCGTATCTGCCTTGGTAACCGAAAATCGTAAGATTCTCGGAGTCCGTATCGGTCGCATAAAGCTCCGCTTGTTCAATTGCCTGTTCAGAAAGATTCGCAAATTCCGGAAAAAAGAAATCATACTTTGACCTCCGAAGCCATTGACGATTGATCCCTTGCTGATACATCGGGATCGGCATAATCGACATGAGTCCAATAACAAGTCCGTATTCCTGGGCGAAATACTTTCCGCAGAATTCCTGCGAGACATTGATACCGTGACCCGCCAGTGTTCCCTGAGGAGTAGATCCAGTTTCCGAAGTCTGGAGAACCTCAGATACAATGACATTCGATTTTGAACCGCCGATATATTCACTTCGCTGAAGACGATCATCCCTGGGACTGACTCCGAAATGTGCATGAAGGAACTCAGGATAACGAACACCTGCCCTCGCGTTTCGTTCCATCCATTTCTGAATCTGAAATGCCAGGCGAAGATCGGAAACGTTGAAAGTAGTCAAACCGGTCAAATCAACAACGTTATCGTTTAACCGATCAGCATCGATATTGGCTTTGACATAGTCTCCACCTTCGTTTCCGGCACCCTGAGAAGAAGCAGTAGAAAAAGTTACGTCATTGGTTGTCGCGGCGCGACCGGAAATAAGAGTTTCGTCAGCTGACGGACTCTTATACCACAATGACGCTTGCTGATTAAACCCGGTAATTTCTTCATCGAAAACCGCTGAAGACAAACCGGAAATCGGAAGAGCAGGAGCAGTCCCGCGCTGTTGCCAGGGAAGAGCGGAAGTGAAATAATCCTTTGACCAGGAGCGAAGAAGAATCGAATCATTCGCCAGGTCAAGTGGATCCACTTCCGTCTGAAGTGTTTCATCCCTGTAATATTCATTCCAGACTTTATTGTAAGCGCGCCTGGGAAAATCCAGGGGAAACGCGCCATCTGGAATCACATCCACCGGGAAACCGAAATAATCCCAGAGCGATCCTGCCTGGTTGTTGTGACCGGTGGGATCCCACCTGGGAAGAACTGACGCGTCGTTTCCATCGACTCCGCCGGAAATAAAATCCTCGAAGTCATCCCAGAGAAGACGATAGGGAACGAAAAAATAATGAACGTAACAATTGATCTCGTGGAGAATCGGAGCCACGAGAGGTTGCAAACGAATAACGACCTGGTTGGCGATCGTAAACTTATCGCCTGGTACCATTTCATCGCACATGATCGGAATGAGCTGGCCCATATCACAGGTCAGAAGTTTGCTGTATGAAAGATCAAAAACCGATCGGCCCGGATGGGCCGTGTACACCGATTTAAACGGTCTTGGCATTTTTTACCTCCATGCCTGGTAATTTAAGATCCTGGTCCGGGTTGTCTTTAAACTGAACGGGAATCTGAATCGGCTGACGCTTCGCGTTGTCATTCAACCGAAGCTCGCCGGACTCGTGAGAAACTTCACCGAGAAGAAACAACCCGTAATCGTCACGACTCCCGATAAACGATCGTTGAGACATGACATCAATATACTTCCTGGCCGCGACATTGCTGTTCTTGGCCTCGAATACGGGTCCGTATTCCTTTGCGACGAAGTCGTAAATACTGTAGAGTAACATAACCATGACAGATACCTCCTAACAGAGATTTAAGAATATAAGACTGCCGCGCTCCGCTTGCCTACTCGATCGAAGCGATCGAGTTCACTTGAACCACCTCCTTTAGAACTATGTCTGCCTACGGCGTTAAGATACCTTGCGGTATTAAATAATCAAGAAATATCAGAACTTTTTATTTCGCTTGCTAAATAAGTCTCGCTTAGCTACAATCGTCACTACGTTTTGATTTACAGCCGCTTCGACAGCATTAGAGCGCTCATCAAGTTCGAGATATCCTTTATTCATCATGTGTAGTAACCTGTTTAATTGTCTTTCGATACGTAGATCTTCAAGACGTTCAGAGGGGACTTCAAGTTTTGTGAGGTAGTATCGCGGGAGAGATTGAGGCACACCGCGAATTGTTGTTGTGAGTGTAGCGAGTAGTAATTCGGAATTTTGTTCTAGAAATTCCAGACCTAAGCCTTGAGAAGAAAGCCGAAACGGTCCGGCTAATCCTTTAGAAGTATAAGTTTCCCGCTCCAACTCGCCACTATAAGATTTACCAATATAATCAGCTGTATATCGAGCTGAATCATAAGAGACATATCCAGAATGTACGATTCCTTTTTCCCAACAGGAATCAATCATCCATTTTTCAGCAATAGAGATACCAAATATAATAGCATGATAATGAGGACGACCATTTTTTTCACCGTATTCGCCACAGGCGAAATATTTAATAGAACGTTCACAGACATCAAGATTTTTACGAAGACGTTTAAATAATAATTGTAATTCACGTTTAGACACTGACATATTTTTAGGAAGATATT